ATTGGAAGCCGAAGTAATCCGACCTTTAGCATCTACGGCAATTTGTGGTGAAACCGTTGCGCTACCATAAGTTCCCGCAGCCACCCCAGAAGTGTTTAAAGTGGGGTTGGGATATGTTCCTGCAAGATCACCTCCAGCATTTCCACCTGGAGTAGTTCCAGAAATAGTGACATTTGAGGCGCTACTTAGCCTTCCTTGAGCATCTACAGTAAACACCCCGTTGATAGTGGCATTTCCATAAGTACCCGCAGTTACCGAAGTATTGTTTAGGCTAATAGTGCCTGTGGTGGTAATTGGACCACCCGTTAAGCCTGTACCTGTAGATACATTGGTAACCGATCCGTTACCTGTGCCTGGGGTAAATCCCAAAGCGGTAGTGACATCAGCACTAGAAAGAGTGACATTTCCTGTACGAGTATTGAAGGCAGTAACGCCAGCATTGGTTAAAGTGACATTGGCAGTTAATCTGCCACCACCAGATAAACCCGTACCCGCAATAACATAAGTAGTGTTGGGAGTTGCACCGACATCACTAGCACCTAAAACAACAACGCCAGTTTGACCGTTTACTGAAGTGACAGCGCCTGTTTGGTTGTCAATCTTTTCCCATACTGAGCCGTCAAATACTGCCCAATCGTTTACTTTCCAAGAAGTAATGCCGTTTAAATTAGTGCTTCCTGCAACAGAAACAATATAGTAAAAACCCTTAGTTCCGACAGAGCTTTGTAAAAACGGGCTGTTCGAGTTGGCATCCCAAGTGCTTTGGTATGTTAACGATCCCGCAAAGTTGCCAGAAACCTTGAGCATTACATTCCATCGCCAGGAACAATATACAAAGTTGCGCTATTGGCAGCAGTAATTGCTGTAAACCAAGCTCCTGGGTTAAATGTCAAAATCTCATCTGTATTGGGTAATACATACAAGGTAGTAGTGCTGTTACCAGCTCCAGCCGTAGGAATAACGCAGTTTGTTTGAGCTAAAGCCTGTGTCTGTGCATACGATAAAAAGCACCCTTGAGTTGTGGATGAGTTAATAATTCGGTATTGCATACTGCTACCTGAACTTGAGGTGGCTTGTATGGCATTTGGATAAGAAGTAGCAGCCGTTAAAACAACGGTGTTACCAGATGGTGTAAAAGCGTTGATTCCCATAACTACTCCTGTGGCAATGCGTTTTTAGCTTGTTGCGCTTTATAAGCAGAAATAACTTCAGGTGTCCAAGCTACATTGCAGATGGCTACAACATTGGCTGGCACGCCAGTTAAATCAGATTCAGGTGCAAGTGAAGTACGATGATAAGTTTTAGACAATTCTGTGCCATCTTCCATGATGCGTGTTGCTTCACGATAGAGAACGATGCCGTTCTCAGTCACGGTGATTTGGTCTACTGCGGTTTCTTTGGTAATTGCCATTTTGATTTCTCCTTAAAGTTGGCGTTGTGTCCAGCCTGATTAATCCAATCAGGCTAATGAACTTCGTGGTCAATGCTAAAAACTAAAATCGTTAAACAACATAAACTAAAGTAAAAATCATAAAATTACTGGATAACTGTGTGTTTGTTACTGTTACGTCACTTACTAGTTGTTTTATATCAATTTTAGTTTGCCCACTTACTGCCCTAACTAAAGCAGATGTAGAAGAATTAGCACTAAGAATTGATGCGCTACCATAATTAGATGGGAGAAATGGGAGACCAGTAATAATTGCTCCGTTTGTGCTTGCTGTTGCTGGATAAGTACCGTACCAACTAACACGTACTGTGTTTCCAATTTTTGTGTAAGTTGCAGATATAGTGTTCAAAGTTAAACCAGCGCCACTCCCATCCCCCGGTGTCCAAGTACCTTCTTCATAGTCATCTAAAGTATTTGCATCAGATGAAGCAGATTGAGTTGCTGGGAATGTGATACCAGCACCTGAAGCGGAAGGGGTGGCAGCACCAACACCGATGGTTGAACTTCCACCAATAGTGGTAGCAGATATAGTATTAGGCGTTGTAGCACCTAAAGTTCCGTTAAGAGCACCAGAAGCTATGGTATTAGTTAATGTGACATTACCAAGCGTGGTAACAGTGTTTCCTAAACCAACGGTAGTATTGCCAATGGTTACGCCAGTATTAAAATTGGCATCTAAGTTGGATAACGGTATGCTCGTTGTAGCATTACCAAAGATAAACGGAACTCCAGCCATTTAGAACCTCACTCTCAATTCATGTTCAAATTCAAATGTATTGACCACAAAACTTGCTGAGTTTGAAGTTTGTGTCAACCCTAAATATTTACCCCATTGTTGCGCATCTGACTTGTATAGTTCATATCCTGTACCACCTATCCAAGATATTACAGTAGAACTGTTGTTAATCCAAGGGATGATATTGCTAGAACTGTTGTACCAAGTAACATAATTACCCAATACATAAGGAGGGCTAGAACCTTGTTCAGAATCTACTGTGACATTCAATTCCACACCCGAAACAGTAGTAGCCTCAATAGCAAATTTGAGGGCTTGCTTGGTCCGAATTGGATCGCCCATTGGATTTAATGCAGTCTGAATACGACTGGTAATTGCCGATTGCGAATCCTGATACAAACGATATAAACGATCATTTCGTACACCGTACATATTGATAATCCCACTTACAGGCACGGAAACGACATATAACATATCGTCACCTTGGCTAGTAATAAACCATTTTTTCTCAAAAAACACCGCTTGAATGTACCGATATGACTTGGTAAATTCAGCATCGTAGTACCTAAAATTAAACGCAGCGCACAAAATGTTGTTTAAAAGCACCTGTCCAGCAGTAGTTTCTTCAGATACAAAATTGATATTGGGGAACATCCCATCCAAAGGATCAGATATTTTGCTAGTGGTAGATCCTACAAGGGCATATACCCCGTAGTTATTCATAAATAATACTGATCTAAAATAAGGAAAAATAGCATACGCTAACTTAGTCCCTACTGATGCGCTTACATTGGTATTAGTAAATAAAGTAGTACCGCTAGTAGTAACCCTGACATCCGAAAATACATTGATGGAATCATCACCAAAAATATACAAAAAGTTATTAGCAGAAAGAAGTTGCTGTATGTTGCCATGAAGTGTGCTGTCCGTTAATGTTACAGATCCCGCAGAAACGCTTGTAAAGTCACTATACGATCCCGCAGCGCTGTAGTAGATAGTTCGCCCTTGGGCAATCCAAACACGACCTGAAAAGCTCGCTATTGCGACATTTTTTTGAGTGTTAATAAGCGCAGTTAAAACAGCGCCCGATCCACCACCACCTGATACCGTTGCCGTAATGTTGGCAGAATTAGTGTATCCCGTACCATTGTTGGTCATAATGACCTGAGTAACGGCATTGCCAGATACAATTGGTGTGCCTGTTGCTCCTGTGCCACCGCCACCAGAAATTGTCACAATTGTATTGGCAGCATTGATATAACCAGAACCACCAGAAATTACATTGACATAAACTGTGCCAGTAGCAAAGCTAGTAATCCCCGCTATTGCAGAAGCGCCTGATCCACCGCCACCACTAAAAGTAACGGATAAATTAGCTCCGTTGGTATATCCTGAACCACCATTTACCAAAGAAACATAATTAACCGTATTGCTACCGCTAGTTAAACTAGCTACCGCATTAGCTTGAACACCGCCAGTTTGGTCATATCCTGAAATAACTACAGTAGGAGCAGTAGTATATCCAGTGCCTTTATTGGTAACACCAATAACCCCTACTGATCCAACGCTAATAACCGCATTACCATCCCAAGTAAAATATCCCTTGTCTGGGTCAAGAATAAGCATCCTATCGTTGTACCACTGAGTGGTGTTAATAGGATAAAGTTCAGAAACACCAACAGTAGAAAAAGTCCCCGTTGGCGCTACATTTCCTGTGGTGTTATTAGAAATATTAAAATATTGGGCTGATCCATCTGCTAAAAATCCCACTACATAATCTGAAACGCCCAAATTACATGAAGTAAGATAAACAACCTCATTAGAAAATGAAACAGCTACATTAGAATTATCTTCAACCGCAACGCTATTAGGAGTAATTTTAATGTTGCCAGATCCAATTGGTTGAGCATTTTCAATCCAAGAAAATTCATTTTCATCAATAGCAGTACGATTTGCTTTAGTGTTAAGACCTTTAAAAACCTTAACAACTTGATATGACTTTTTTTGTTCAGCAGCAGCCATGATTAGTAAGGACTACTGTAAACGCTAGGAATCCTACGAGTAAAGGTGCTGTTAATGACACTTGCGCCTTGCTTGCTGTATTCCTGCTTGTAAATCTCAGCTTCACCGTAACTTTGCTCGTAATACTTAGCTAAATAAGCAGCGTAAAACTTAACCATTGTGCTGTACGGATCGTTAATGACATCCGTTACTGCTGGCGTGTTTAATGACAATGGATTAGGCAAGACTACGCAATCAATCTCAATTTGATAAATTTGATCGGGTACTGGTCCTAAATAGATCTGTCCTTGCCCGTAAATACTGAAGGCTAAAGGTCTGCCAATATAGTTTTGCCAAAATCTTAATCGTGCATTGAAGTCACTCCAAGCTAAGTAATCCATTGGTACACGAGTATTACCCCAGTACAGGTTGATATTGATAATGTCTAAGACTGTGTTGCCAGAGCTTGGTGACAATGGGGATGACCCCATTAACTGTGTCAAAGCTGCATAGTTAATATTTTCACAATTACCCACATAAGTTAAGCCTACTGTTCCATTGAGGAATTGAGTGCTTGGTGGGTAATTGCTGTAATTATTGGTGTTATTAGCAGGGTACGGAGGGGCGGTAGTTCCGCTAGTTCCAGACTGCGTAACCTGATAAATAAAGATGTTGCTAAAAATAAACTGACCAGAAGTGTGGGCAGTTGAAGCTACCCAAGCTACAGGATTTGATGGTGACACACTACCAATGGTTGCTGTGGGTGCGACTTGACATGGCGTTTGCGTAACAACAATTTCACGCAAACATCCAGTATCTCTGACAGCTCTTTCTCTGGCAGAGTTAATGTAATCGGTTAACTGCGAATCGCTATAGAAATTCCCGTTAGCATCATGCAGTAACCTACGGACTTCCGTAATGTACGAATTAAGCGTTGCCATTTATTGACCATAACTCATGCTACCGCTTGAAGGACTTTTCCCCCGCCCTTCCTAGAGGTTGGGAGGGGTACTCTTTCCACCAACGGGGATAACGATTGGTTCTTGCTTGGGGGTTGGGTAGAAATCTCCCACTGGGATAAAAGCTCCATGCCTTTTTCCAAGTCATTTTGAGAGATGATCCATCCTAACCTTGCCAAATAAGGCTCTTTGTTGTCATCTCCATAACCAAAAATGTGACGAGCTACTTCTTGTGGAATCTCTACAGTTTCATCTTTAGGAAAACTATAGAACACTCCCGCAAAGCCATCTTTTAGCTTTTTGTCAGAACGATTGGTTACGAAGATATTTGACATTTAGAAACTCACGACATCGCCATATACAGCAATAGTTGAAGTGTTAGCGACATTACCGCTACCAGTGTTCACATTGACATATAGAGCTTGGGTTGTAAAACCAGTAATAGCAGAACTGCTGTTATACGGACTAGCAATAGTCAAGTCTTGGTAAGTACCAGCGCCTGTCAAATTGGTTAGTGTTGTATTTGCTACTACAGCGTTAGAAATGTTACCGTCAGAGCTAGTAGTCACTGAAATAATCACATTCGAGATATTCCCGATTGGATTATTTAAAGTAATTCTACGAACAATAACGCTACCAGAACCAACGGTTGCATTAGCATTAGTTAAACCACCACCTAAAAACGGGAGTTTGATACCTGTTACGGTAGCATTACCCGTTGTATTAAAAGTAGCAGTTTGACTTACAGCAATACGACCATTCCCGAATGAATCAAGGTAATACTGTGATACTGAATCAGGATTAGCCATTTATCGCTCCTTAACTTAAGAAAGTGCCAGATACAGGAGAACCACCATTTACAGTCACTAATTGCACTGTAGCGTTAGTAGTTGCCAATAACTGCACGTTCACACCGTCAGAAATTACCATGCCACCTGAGTTAATCGGATACACATTTGACCATGTAGCCACATTAGAAGTGGAGTTGTAACTTGTAACAGTTTGAATGACCACATTGGTTGTGCCAACTACTAGATAAGTTCCAGCAGGTACGACATTTCCAAGGGTGGTTGCAGCGATGTTTGAAGCGTTTTGAAAATACGAACTTGGCGTATTTGCATAAGTACCTGCAATGAGGATTTTATTTAAACCGAGTGCCATGACTAATTCTCCTTAGATTGAAATAGAGTTATAGCCAGATACTCTGGTCATTGACTTAGGCTTGGTGCTTACTAATTCAGCAATCATCAAGACAGCGCCAACATAACCAATCTGCCAGTTAGGTAGAGTGGACTCAAATCCAGTAAATACAAACGAACCTTGATCGTGAATATACAAGCTCAAGTAGTTTGAGTTAATGAAATATACAGTACCTTCTGGGCAGTATGGGTCTGGATAGATTGGAACACCAGCAACCATCAAAGCACGGAAAGCTGCTTGAGGACCGTTGCTATCGCTATCAAAACCATGTCCTGGCGTAATTACATATTGCTCTTGACCAACATAATCTTGGGCTAAGAGTGTCCATGTACCAAATCCGCAAACACCAAAAGTAGGAACTTCTGCACCGTTTTTAACAGTACCAGAAATATACTGAAGAATATTCTGACGGGTTGGATTTACTGAACCTGCGTTGTAAACCTTAGACTTCCACCATGTGTAGGTAGTACGGTTGATGTTACCGTAGGTAGTCATGTTTGTACCATCATCAATAGCGCCTGGCAAGCCAATGAACTGTTGAGTGTTGGTGTAGTTGTTGTACAAGGCAGTAGCCATTGCATCCATCATTACATTGGTCGCATCGTTCATGCGTGCTTCGATCAATGGAATAATGGCGTAATCTTGCTGTACTGCACCTTCCATACCGAGAAACGGTACTGGAGCAATCATTAGCTTCAGATTAAATTCAGCATTGAAAGCACCCTGTTGTACTGAAGGCTGGTTAAAAGAACCAGAATAATCAGACCACTGAGCGTTAACAAACTGCGCACCTTGTACTGGTACGGTTACTTGAGATACACCACCTGAAGCCTGTTGACTATTTGCAATCAACGCAGCCATCAATGGTGTGCTGTTATAAAGCTGTACTACCAGCTTGGGGATAAACGCTCTACGAGTTACATAAGTAAGCTCATTGTATTGGCTTGATCCTGATGCTGGGACTATTCCGCCACCTATTGGCATAATAATTCTCCGTTAAAAGTAAATATCCCCATTTACTGCTGTTTAAATACCTATTGGTCTTGTGTTTTTACGCAAGTCCTTTAGTGCTTGTGCTGCTTCATCTCTTGCACCCATTTGTGGGTTTTTCCAATACTTAGAAAGGTCAAACTTATTCAAGGCACTAGAGCTATAACCCATTGCTGAATTAGGTGTTGGTTCTGCTGCTTGGCGCATCCAATCAAAATACTCTGCTGCTGTTTCGTGATTGGTCATGCCTTTATCAAGCATGAGTTTTTCGATTTCTTCAATTTCTTTGGTAGGGCGATTTAATCTTGCTCTACGCTTATTGAGTTCTTCTACGGCATCACGCTCACGCATTTTTGCTTCCAAATTCATTACCCGTGTTTCGGCTGCGGATACTTTAGTATTTGTAAAGTCCTCAATGTCGAGTTCAGGAATGGACATTTCAGGCTTAACCTGTTTTGTCATGCGTAAAAATTGTTTTCTTGTAGCAGGATTATCAGCTAATTGGCGAGCCAACATAGCTAATTCATCACGCTGTTCTAGTGAAAGATCTTCTAAACTCATCTTCTATCCCCTTATTCGTTAGATGACTTTTTTGGTATCGCCTGGCTTAGACATAGACATCATGTTCTT